CTTGCGCGGCTACAGAGCTTCTCTGAAGTTCTTTCCCTCATCCACCAAGTTGTAAGGATATTTTCATCATGTCGCGCTCCGGAGATCGCTGGACCAGGCAAAATTATTCGCAAGGCCAGTGCTATCGCGGAGTTACGCTTACTGACGCACAGAATGTTCATTTGTACGACAGTAGGATACAAGACGAACCGAATGCGAAGTTGTGGGGTAGTCTCGGAATAGAGACTAATACACTAACTTGCGATCCGGTAAATGGTGATAATGCTGCGATTCCGGGCTGGACTGCCTCCAATTGGATTCCAATGGGAAGTAGTATCAACGCGGCTCCAGCAATATCCATACCTTCTGACGCTCCCTCAACCGATGGCGCGGCGACTCTTCTTGCAAGCAAGACGAATCCGTCGCGTCCGGATGTAGATATCCCTGCGTTCTTTGCGGAACTCAAGGACCTTCCTTCGATTTTCAAAGTCGAAGGTAAGAATCTACTTCAGAAAGCTGCATCCCTAAATCTAAATTATAGATTTGGAATAAAGCCACTGATAGGGGATCTCTTGAATACCTTGTTGTTCTTGGACACGGCTAAAGCCAGGTTCCAGGAGCTAAAGGCTCATAGAGACACGGGTTGGAAGATGACTAAAGAAGTGTGGCGTGGCTCAAACACTAGCAACTACGTTGCTGGTTATGGTACGGATACCTTTGGTATCCAGCATGACGTCACTGCAGTTCTGCAGCAACGTGTTTGGGGCACCATCAATTGGGTCTCCGATTGGAGTTCAAAAGATGATCACACTACTTTCTCCGATGTATTTCGCTCTGGCCTTAACTTGGGAGGCTCTGTTGAGTCTTCCCTTGTTCAAAGTGCCTTGCTCAGTGCATGGGAGTTACTCCCTTGGTCGTGGTTTATCGACTATTTCGCGAATGTCCAGCAACTTATACTGGCCAAACGCAACACTGTCGGTTACCATATTGGTGATTGCCACATTATGCGGCATACCACCATTAACGCCCAATACGCCGTCCGCAATATAACTCCCGGGTTTTCTGGTGGCTCAGCCACTTTTAAACGCGAAGTTAAAGTACGGTCAGGAGGTAGTCCTAACTTGGATGCCAAGCTGCCTGTTTTATCTAACGGGCAGTGGTCGATTCTCGGTAGTTTAGCTGCACTCCGGGTTCGTTAATTCCCTTTGTGCAGCCCTACCGAGAGAGAATACCATGTTCGCTAATACTGTTACTGTTACCATCAACGCTGTCGCGAAAATTCTGACTCGTATCAATCAGGACAAATACTCATCCGAGTATCTGCTCCGTGGTACGCTCGACGAATTTCGCCTCAAGATTCGGAATTCTCAGTTCGCTGACAAGACGCGTGGTGGGAAGATTATTCACCGCCACAACGTCGAACTTCAGCACACTGTCTTTCCGGTCTCTCCTGCTACGATTCCCGTCATTCGCAAGGCCTATGTGGTCTTGGAGAATGAATATACGGAAGATCCGACGCAGGCGTTGAATTTTGATTTGGGTTTCACCGGCTTTCTTTCGAGCGCCGTTATCGCCCAGCTCATCAATTTCGAGTCGTAAGGCTCGATCTGGTTACAGCCACCTAGAGATAGGTAGCTACGTTCGTGAGAACGCAGTAGTACATTAGCGGCTTGGATTGCTACCCCCGAAAGGAGATAGTTATGAAAAGCCAAGTTAATGGTCTTCTCACCGTCTCACTTGGACTCCTTAAAGATGTCCAAGTGTCGTACCCAAGCTATGGTAAGGTCTCGAAGGATTCAGAGAGACTCACCCATATGTCGAAGACTAGAGGTCTAGGCTTTTATAGCCTAGATCTCCCAAATCTTGATTCCGTTCTAACGAACGGTCTCGAGACTGGACGCCTAGTTCCTCTCGGTCCACTCTCTAAGAGTGTCTCGAAGAAGATCAAAGTGCCGAAATTTCTTTCGGGCCTTTGGTTGCGTGTCTTTGATAACGAATGTGTATTGAGACATGATGCGGACCCTACTGCCATTGCATTTCTTCGGCG